ACAGGCGGAGTATTTGCTATCGCCTGTGCCAGCAGTCTCGTTTCTGCAATCCCCAAAGGAAACGAGCCAAGTGATGGACGGGTCGTCAGTGTTTTCCCAGAGTCCGTTTGCGTGGTTGTAGACAAACGTCAGATCGCCAACCGTAAGGCTTAGCGTGCAGTTCTCTGGTATGCCGCAGCACGGGTCTTGCGGCACGCAGCACGGGCACACCATCACGGCACCCGTATGCGGAGGAACGTGGCGGTGACTGTGCCGGTGATAAACGTCACGCTCGACATGCCCGAGGCAAAGACAGCGGTAGCAGTGCCGGATGCCACCTGCACGCTGGCAGTCGAGACGCTGACACTCTGCACGGCCGTCGCCGTGCCGTTGGACTTGGTGACGCCGACAGTGATCGAGCAGTCAGCGGTATTCAGCGACGCCGTGACGGACACGTCAGACAGGAACGTGATCGTTGCAGTGTTCGCCGTGACGCCTGACACCACGGTGGCATTGGCAGTGCCGCTCACGTAAGTGGCCGTAGACGTACCAGTGGCGAAAGACGCCGTGGCCGTCTGCGTGCCAAACATGGCTGTCCGTGCCTCCAGCTTCGGCACGACCAGCCACCAGTTCGTCCCCTCACGGCCGACGATGCAGTCTTCGTTGCTGTACGCCGTGAGCGTGATCGGCCACGACAGATTGAAGGCGTTGACGGTGGCCGTCGGTGCGTACTTGAACGTGACGACCTTCGTGCTCCCAATGGGCCACGAGCCCGAGAACGTCGCAGCCCGCACCTGCTTGGGGGCGCGATCCTCAAACCGCTTGGCGAACGTCAGCGGCGATGCCGCCGGGGGCGTTAACTCGGCCTGACGCACCACGCCCGCAATCCGCTCTGCGGATTCCCGGGTGAACTGCACGGCGTCGAATGGGCCTCGTTTGCGTGCCATGTCAGGACGGCGGCGTGCCGAAGAGCGTGGTGAAGTTGGCCACCTGATTCACTCGACGCTGCAAGACAGCCGGCTGGCCGCTGGTCTGGTTGCCGCTGCCGTCCAGGCCGACAGGGTTGGCCGACGCCACCCACTCGCCGTTCTCAAAGTCGAACACCATGGCCCGCCGCTTCTGGCCGCCGCTGAGGTAGTTCCAGCCCACGTCGGGCAGCTGCAGCACCCAGCCGGTCTGGCGGTACATGAGCTCGATCTGCGTGGCCCAGTACGAGTACGTGGCGTTGTTGAAGAGCTCGATGGTGAATGTGGAGTTCACGCCCGCACACTTCCACGTATACGCCGCACCGCCGAAGTACGTGCCGTCGTTGACTGTGTTGGTGGCGGCCATCTGTGACGACGGGAAGGCGGTGTAGTTCTTGCGGATCGTCGCCCGCACCATGGCCTCGTCGGTCGTGATGCCCTCGAAGTAGTCGTAGGCAGAGTTGGTCAGTGGCCGCAGGTCGGCGTTGTCCGTGCCATGGTAGTAGTACAGAGCCGGCACTTGGCTGGGCTGCGACTCGAAAGACCACTCGGCAGCACGAGACGCCGGTGCCAGCAGTTCGTTGGCCGTCACGTTGCCGTACTCGGCCACAACCTCAACGTGGTACGGCGAGTCGTTGAACCGCTCGTTGATGACGATCTTTCGCAGGCCGAGAGCGGACCACGTCGGATGCACGTTGCCGAACGCACTCAGGTCCATGTCGACGTTGCTGAGGATGTCCGTCTCAGTCAGCGGCGTGTTCTGCAGCGTGTTGTCCGTGAGCGTGACGGCCCAGCGGCGAGTCGCTACCGGCTGCGTGCCGAGCGTGAAGTCACTCGAGCGTGCCAGTTCGGTGACGGATGCAATGCCCATCAGGTCGGCTCCCCGAATGACGAGTAGCCCACAATGGCCACCGGCTGGTTGAAGTAGTTGCTGGCCGCCTGGCCGATGCCCGTGGCGATCCGCTCGAGCAGCTTGGTCTGCAGCCGCTCTTGCACCAGCCGGGGATCTTGGGCGTTGGCCGTCAGGTTCAGCACCAGGGCGGCACCCTCAGCGGTGCGGATGTCGCTGCCCGTGATGGTCTGCGAACCGAGCGTGTTGAGTTTGGTGAGCCGCTCTTCCTGCCGCTTGGCTTCGGCCTCGGCGGCCTTCTGCTGCTCCTCCAGCACCTTCTGTTGGTACTGAAAGATTTGCTCCTGCACACGCCGCTGCTCGTTGGCGGCGGCCTCAGCGGCTTGCTGCTGTTGCCGCTGGTACTGCTCTTGGGCACGCAGGGCTGCGTCCTGCTGTCTCTTCTCTGCCGCAATGCGATCTTGAGCAGCCTTGGCCCGCAGCTTCTCGGCCTCTTCGATATTGCGGATCTCGTTGTTGAAGAGCTCCTGCTGCCGGGCCACCTCTTGGTTGAATGCCTCTTGGTTTAGGATCCCGGCCGACGCCTGCTCCTGAGCCAAGGCGATGCCTTCCTGCAGACGTAAGGCAGCGTCGAACCCGGCCTGGCCGAACTCCTGAGACTTGGCGATTAGGGCGTTGATGTTCTCGTCAACCGCCTGGAACGCAGCCTGGAAGCCCTGGCCGAAGCCCTGCTCCAAGGCCAACTGCTGGTCTTCAAGCTTGCCCTGCAACTGGTCGAGCTCGGCCTGGCGGGCGGCTGCGGCGTCTGCGTCTGCGGCATTGCCGGCCGCACGGGCGGCGGCGAGTTGCTCCGACACCCGGGCCTGCTCACGCTGCACGGCAAGCAGATCCTGCTCCAGCTGCACGGCCGCACTGTTGGCCTCCAGCAGCCCTTCGAGACGGGCCCGGTCGGCGTCAATCAGTCGCCGCTGCTCGTCCTGTAGCTGCTTCACCTTGCCGATCTGTGCGTCGTACTCAGCGTTGGCAGCGGCCACGCCACGGCGAAGCGTCTCTTCGTTGATCAAGTCAGAGTCAAACTGCCGCCCCAGTTCTTCGATCTTGTTCTGAAACTGCAGTGCGGCGTCAAATCCTGCCTGACCAAACTGGGCCGCATCATCGATAGCCTTTGAGATCTCGGCCCGCAGACCGGCGACGGTGGCCTGGGCGTCAGCCTCAATCTGCAGTTCGATCTTGGCGTCATTCTCGATGCGGGTGATCTCGTCTCGGAAAACCTTTCCGGCCCGGGCAGCGTTACGCCGAAACGTCTCCTCATTGATGAGCTCGTCATCTAGCTGTGCCTGCAGTTCTCGGATCGACTCCTGATACTGCAAGGCGGCGTCGAAGCCGGCCTGCCCAAAGGCGGCTGACTCGTCGATGGCGTCGCTCACGCTCTGTCGCACTCGGTCGAGAGACTTTTGCAACGCATCGGCCTCGGCCTGCGATTGCTCAAGCGAGTCGGCGATCTGCGACACGCCACCAGCCGAGCCGTCCGCATCATCGCCAAACTGACGCAGCGTCCTGCCGAGCAGGTTGAGTTGGCCCACGAGCGGGACGAGATCCACGAGCGACGTGGCAAGTGCCTGCGACGCCGTCTGGTTCTCCTGAGAGAACCTGTTGACCGATGCAGTGATCTCCGTAAACGCCAGCGTTACGTTGGCTGCACTGTCAGCAAACGCTGCGGACGACTGGTCTGCGAAGCCCTTGGCAGCGATCGACGCACGGTCGAGCTCATCGCCGAACCGGGCGATCTGCTCTCGCTGCCTGTCAGAGATTGCGGCACCGAGCCGCTCGAGCTCTTCGCGTGCCGTCGCCAGTTCGTCAAACACCGGCAGCAGTTCAAGCCCGGCCTTGCCGAACAACTGCAGGGCAACCGCAGCACGGCGGGCCGGATCGTCAATCTGCAGCAGTGCAGCGGCCACGTCCGTGAACAGCTGCTCTGGCGTGGCGGAACGCACCTGATCGACAGAGATGCCCAGGTCGCCGAACGCCGACACGGCGGCACTCGATCCGGTGCGGGCATCATTCACCGACTTCAGGAAACGATTGAACGAACTGCCCAACTCGTCAACGCTGGTGCCCGTCTTCACGGCGGCCACCTGCAGCACCTGGATGAAGTCGAACGACACACCGAGCCGGGATGCCAACTGCGTCAGCCGCTCCACCTCGGCCTCAAGCGTCAGCAGGTTTCTGCCCACGGCCACGGCCGCGGCCCCGAACGCAGCGGCGGCAGCAGCGGCGGCAGTGAACGGCGTGATGACTGACGCAGCCGCCGTGCCGAGCGAAGCCAAGTTGGCGTAGATGTCCCCGGTGAACACCCGCTGCAATCCCTGTGCGGCACTGGAGATGCCAGACAGCCGGCCGGCGATGTTGCCAAGCGGGCCGGGCAAGGCGGCGAAGATGCCGCTGATCTCGTTGAACTTGAGCCCCTGCACAGCTGCCCGCTGCACTTCATCAGCCAGCGTGTCTGCGGATTTGCTGGCCCGTGCCAACGCCGCATCCGCCTGAGAAACGCCACGGGCGTACGTCTCGCTGCTGATCGCACCAACACGCACGAGCTCGTTGAGCCTGGCAATCCGCTCGGCGTGAATCTCTTGCTCTGTGCGAAGTTCTCTGGTGACTCGCACGCCCTCTTCAAAGGCGTCGGCAGTCTGCCGCACCTCTTGCTGCAGAGCCTCAAACTGCTTGGCGTATTCCTGAGCGTTAAGGCCGCCGGCGAGTTGCTGCGACAGTTCTTCAAACCGCTGATTCAGAGACGCCTGAGCCGTCGCCGCCGCCTGGCTGTCCTTGGCGAACTTGTCGAACACGGCCGTAGTCTTGTCGGCCTGCTGCCCCAGCTTCTCAAGAGCCCGCTCGGCCGGCGTCAGGTTCTTCACCACGCCAGAGGCGTCGGCGGAAACCTTCATCGCAAGTGAGAGGATGTTGGCCATGGCTACTGCTCAAAGATGCCGGTGAGCTTTGCGAGCTCTCGGGCCATCTCCTCTGATGTCTGCGGTGGCTTCTCGGTCGGAACGAAATCGGACGCCTTCGGTGCTTTGCCTTTCTCGCTGTACGGTGCGAGCACGGCACTGGTGAGCAAGCCTGTCTGCTGCCACGGATCCGGCAGAGCGTGGTAGTAGCGAGTGAAGGCCACCCACTCACTGAGCTCTTGCGAATCCATGCGGCGAGACAACTCCCGCACCGTCATGCCTAGGTGCCCGGCGAGGCGGAAAAGAAACCTCCGCATCGGCCGGGTCTTCAGTTTTTTGCGAGTTCCTCCACGTCGCTCTCGGTCATGTTGTTGTGCTTCATCGCCTTCTCGAAGAGCTTCGACACGACGGCCGACGACTTCTTCGCCAGCTGCTCGATGCCCTGCTCGTCGAAGAGCCGCTCGCCGCTCTCAGGGTGGCAAAGGCAGCGGGCCAGGTACTTCGTTCGGAAGTTGTCGATGCCCCGCTCCTTGTTGCCGATCCACTCCTTCTCGTAGGAGTCCCGCTCTTCGACGGTCATCACACGGATGCCGAGCACCAGCGGCTTGCCGCTGGCGTCCTTCCACTCCTTCACCGTCACCTTGAGCACCGACAGATCGTCCGAGGCGAGAATCTGGGCGGCGAGTTCCTGCACAGTCAGAGCCATGGCATCTCCTAGGGTTGGATCCTGAGCGTGACGGTGTACCGTGCCACGTCATTGGCAATGCCCTGGAGCGTGAACTTCTCGAGCACGGCGGTGCCAGAGTAGGCAAGGCCACCGCCCGCAATCGAAACCGCAGCACGCTTGGCGTACTTGGCCGTCGAGATGTTCGCAGTCGTCAGGCACGATATCTCTATAGTGCCAACGTCAAGCGTCCACGTACTCGCACGAGCCAGCGGCAGCGAGCCGCCGTGTGTCACACGCAGTTCGGTGATCTCACCGAATGACACGCCGTCCCACGTCGCCGTGACGCCCGCTGCGTACTCAGCCATGACGGGCCTCCGTCAGGCTTAACGATCAATGAGGATCGTCACCTGGCCCCGGATGGCATCGTTGGTGGCGAGCGTGAGCGTGGAGCTCTGCACCGTGCCGCCCTTGCTCAGAAGCGAAGAGCCGCCCACGGTGATGGACAGCGTGCCGGTGGACTTGTCGTTGATGAGGGTGCTGCCGACGTAGTCGAACTGCACCGTGCGGCCGGTGTCGCCGGAAGCCGAGCCGGCCAGCGGCAGATCGAGAGTCCTAGCGGTTTCGCCGGTGGTCTGGCCCAAGTGGGCCACGTTGATCTTCTCGTCCTCGGCCGCCGGGTCGGTGAACGACACGACGATGTTCGTGACGGTGTATCGCGTGGCGGTCGTGGGCCACGTCACCACCGTACCGGCACCATCATGCGGCGTCTCGAAAGGCATCGCTTATATCTCCTGCCAGAGGATCGAGTACTGTTGATTGACCGTGAGAATCGGAGGCAAGTCGCCTCCAGCCAGCTGCACCACGCCGTCCGATTCCGTGTCCAGAGACACGTTCCTGACGCTCACGTAGTTTTCCACAGCCGTGCCGTACCCATCCAGAACCGAGCGGCATCGGTCGGCGATGTCCCGGGCCTCGCCGTACGTCTCGGCGTACACGTCCACCGACAGCAGCACGACGCCCATACCCATCGGGCCGGATAGCGTCTGCGTCCGCTGGATGCCCGTGCGACGCCAGGTGATGAACGGCAGATCCGCCGAGGCCGGTGCCACGACGGGGTAGACACGCTGGCCCACGACAGCCGCCACGGCGGGGTCGGCCACCAGGGCGTTGGCCAGCAGCTGCTCGGGTGACTTGAGTGGCATGGCTAGCCTCCGATGATGCCGCTGATGGTGCCGGTGCTGGACTGCGTAATCTTGGAGATGGCGGCCTCGATCGAGATGCCAATCTCACGCCGCAGGATCTCGGCCACTTGGTTCTTGGTCTGCTCGAAGGCGGTCTGCACGGGCGGGCGGCCAGCCACACCACCAGGCCGAACTCCCGGCAGGCGGATTGCCCCCTGGCCCTTCTTGCCCTTCATGAAGAAGGCGTAGGGCTGCGACTTGCTGCCGTCGGGGTTGATGTCGAACGGCCCGCGGGCCGCCAGGCTGGAAGCGATAACGGCCCCCTGCCCCTTAACTTGGTGGCCGCTGATGTTGGCCACCTTGCCGGACTTCATCCGCCGGGTGTGTGCCTTTCGCTGGTAGGGCTTGTCCGAGAGCTTGGTGACGACTCGCTCCTTCGTGCCGAACTCCAGCCACCACTGATGAAAGCCCCGCTCCTTGCCAATCCGCACGCTGCCAGCGGTGGCGGTGCCACGCTCTTTCTGAGACTGCCGGTAGCCAATCAGGCCCACGGCGGCCCCGTCCTTGGGATACTTCACCGTCTTGTAGTGGGCAGCCCGCTTAAGATTGCCGGTGGGGCCGACGGGCGTTACTTCACGCAGCCGCAGGTACGCCGGCCAGATGGCCTTCTCCAGTGCCGCCTCCAGCGTTGCGGCAAGCCCGGCACGGCCGTCTTGGCCGAACAGGTTCCGCAGCTGCTCGGTTTTCTGCTTTAGGTCGGTGGAGTCCACCGTGATCGAGATGAAGGCCACTAGATCGCCTCCTGGCACAGCAACTCATGCTCGGTGCGGTTGCCGTGCTCGAGGATGCTGACGATCTCCAGCGTGCGGCCACGCCACTGCAGACGCATCTGCTGGGTGAGTCCGGTGAGATACCGCATCCGCACCCGGTGGCTGGCCTCGGTCTGCTGCTGACCCTGCAGGAAGAACTCCCGGGCCGAAATGCCCTCGACGCTGGCCCAACGCTCAGCGAAGGTGCCCCACGTCTGCGTAGCCTCGCCAAGCGGCGTGCGGCTGTCCGTGGCCTGCTGCACCGTCACTCGCTCTCGGAGCCGGCCGGAGTCCATCAGTTTGGCCCCCACAGGATGAGCGTGTAGGTGCCGGTGCCAGCACCAGCCGTCAGCTGCGGCACGGGCTCGCTGTCAGCCATCTGCGTCACGGCTACCTCGCCGTTAGACGAGATGAGCCGCCACGCATCGTCGCCGCCGTCGTTGAGGGTTCGGCGGCTAGAGCCGCTCCACGCAAAGGCCAGCTTCAGCGGCGAGCCCAGCGACACAAGCGTCCCGGCGGCGTTGCGGTACGTGCCGAAGTTGATGGACACGCTCGAGGTGCCAGCCGTGCCGGTGACGGCCACGACTTCGCCAGACGTGTACCCGGTGACGGACTGCAACGACTGCACCTTCAGCCTGGCCGTGCCAGACGTGTCGTGGAAGAGGGCGTCAACAGTGATGCGGCCGTCAATGCTCATACGCCGTATAGCACCATTTCAAACGAAGCCGTTCCAGCCCCCAGCGGGCCAACCACGATGCCGTCGAGGCCCCCCTGCTCAGTACCAAGAACAATCGCGTGGTCGGCTGGGCACATAGACCATGCACTGCCAGAAGCCTCTGCCACTTGGCACCTGGTGCTACAGAAAAACACGACACTTTCCACGTCAGTAAAAGACACAAGCCTGCCGGAGGAATCTCGATACGTGCTGGGGCTGATTGCAATCGTTACTGCGGCGGTCCCAACAGTGCCAGACACATAGGCGCACTTGCCTTGCAGCGCCGATCCTGACCGCGCTAGTGACAACACGTTGATTGCGTTGGTGCCGTCCTTGTCGTGGAACAAGGCGTCCACCGTGATGCGGCCTTCAACGCTCATCGGTACGATCCCCAGCGTTGCGAGTCGAGAAGCGACTTGACGCCAAACTCAATCTCTTTGGAGATGCTGCCGGTGAGCACGTTTGAGCGTGACTCGTACCAGTGGCCCACGAGCATCAGGATGGCGTGGCGGATGGCGGCTGGCACGCTCGTGCCGCTGGCTCCGTAGCCGGCCCACCACGTCACGGCCACGGCGTTGTAGTCGTCGAGGTTCGCCGGCCACGTCCCGGCACGCAGCTGCCGCACCACGCCAGGCGTCGAGTTGCGGTCCACTCGGTACGCCGTCGTGGACAGCGTGGCCGTCGAGTCGTCGCCCAGCGTGTAGGTGAGCGACACCGCCGTGGCCGTGCCGCTCGTGGCAATCGGCGGCCGGGGTAGCTCGATCTCGTAGGGGAACGAGTCCAGCCGCATCGTCCACTGCGTGTTGATCAGCGTGCGGTCCAGGTACTGCTCGCACCACTCACGGGCCGCCGTGATCAGCGTGCCGATGTACGAATCGTCGTCGCTGATGTCCACCCGCAGGTGGGCCTTGGCCTCGGAAACCGAGACGGGCTCAACCGCCGGCGGCGTCGCTCTGGTCAGGCTGCGGTACTGCACGGGGGCGTCCTCGTTTCCTGGGCGTGGCGTCGGCCGTCTCGGCCCGGTGCTCGATGGCCGCCGTCTCGATTGTCTGCTGCTTGTCCTCGACGGCGATGCCTCGACTGATCCAATCGTTCGCCATGCCGTCGGGGACATCCGGCAGCACCTGGCCACGCTTGTAGTGCCGGTAGCTCATCAGCATCCTTATCTTCATGATTCCCCTACCCTCCATGCAGTTTCGGGCCGCTTGCTCGTGGACGTGAACTCATTCGCCCACTGAAAAACCGGGCTCGTCAGGTTGCGGCCCGGCCACGTCACGACGTACTCGCCGTGCCCCAGCACGACACGGGGCGACACGAAGACTCGGTTGCCGCTCTCTCGCCAGTTCTTCCACCACCAGATGTCGGGATCTAGCCGGCCTTCGCCCCACGAACCATCGGGGTCTGGCTTTGACCAGAACCACGGTTTCTTGGTTCGCTTGAGTGCGGCCGTGCTGATCACCGTGAGGCCGAAGTGGGCCGTGTCCACCTCTTGAATCGGCTCGGCAAACCACGACGGGGGCAGGCTTGTGTGGCCAGCATCCGGCGGCGAATCCAGCGTGCCCTTGAGCGTAAGCATTGGGCGGCCGTCTTCCCGTTTGGTTTGCAGCCCCGTGATCGCATCGCACTGAAACGTCATCGCCATAGCGAAGAGCGTCTCCACGTCTTCCTTGGTGAAGAACGTGTCGTAGTCAATGGCCAGCAGATACTCGGCCTTGTCGATGAACTGCTCGAAGACCCGGGTGTTCACTTGGTCCCAGAAGCAGCCCGTGCCCAGCGTCGGCCGGATGCCGAGCGGCATCAGGGCCTGGGCCCAGGCAAAGAAGTTGCTAGTGAACCCCAGCCGGGGCATCGACAGCACGGCCTCGACTCGGATATCTACCTGCGTGTCACCGACACGGACGAGCATGGTGGCTCCTGAA